CAAAGCCCTGCGCCCGCGCCCATGCATAAACGGCGGCGGACTCGTAGCCAGTGTCGATGGCCAGCTTGCCGATCACCATCACCGCACCATTGGTGCAGGCCCATGTCCGACTGAGCAGGGCCGTTAGCTTGTCCCAGCGGGCCGGATCGTCGGGGCCACCGGCAATGACGATGTGGTCGACGAGCCAGCTTTCCAGGCCACGCCCCCAAGCCCAGACATCGACCTCAATGCGGTCTTTCTGAACATCGACGCCTGCTGTCAGGAACAGACCGCCCTCGGGGATCTGTGTCCCGAAGGCTTCGCGCCGCTCCGCCAGCCGCTGCCATTCCGGGGCGTCGCCGCTTTCAACCCAAGTCTCGCCCAGCAGGGTGTTGCGCGCGGCGCGCAGCATTTCCTCGGAGCCCTGCGCCGCCAGCCAGTCGCGTGCGATTTGCTGCCAGCTTTTCCAGCCCAGCGGCGAATAGAGCGCTGAGAGGTGGAAGCCTATGGAATGCGGATCGGCTGACACACCCGTCGCGCGCCATTCTCCGCGCTCGAGCATCTGCGTTTTGTGATGCTCGGCGATGGGCTTCTCGCAACCCTCGCAGTGATAGGCCGCCGTATCAGGCCGCCCCTTGTCCCAGCGCAGGCGTTCGAATTGCAGCCATTGCATGTGGCCACAATGCGGGCACGGCACAAAGTAGCGGCGCTGGTCGGAAGCCTCGAACTCCCGCTCAATGCGCGACAGCCCTCGGATCGTCGGGGTCGAGACCATGAACACCTTGCGCCGGTGCGAGAAGGTGGTGGTCCGCGCCTCGGCCAGTGTGACGGGATCGCCTTCCTCGTCGGCCGAGGCCGGATAGGCGTCGACCTCATCGAGAAAGATGTAGCGTGCAGGCATCGAGCGCAGGCCGGTGGCGCTATTTGCCCCGGTCAGAACCAGGATGCCGCCGGGGAATTCCTTCGATAGCATCGAATTGCCCGCATCACGTGACCGTGCAGGCTGCACCCGTTCCTTCAGCGCCGGACTGTCCTCGATCAGGGGGTCGATCCGCCCGCGCGAGGTGCGTTTCGCCATCTCCACCGTCGGCAGCACCGCCAACATCGGACCCGGCGCATGATGGATGACGAAGCCGACCCAGTTGTTGCCCGCCTCGGTGGCCCCGACCTGCGCCGCCTTCATGAAGCTGATGCGCTGCGCCGGATGGCGCGGCGACAGCGCATCCATGATCTCGCGCAGGTAAGGCGTGCGCGCGGTGCGGTATTGCCCGGGTTCGGCGCTGGCCCGCGAGGACAGTTTGCGGTGCTGATCTGCCCATTCCGACACCGTCAGGTCCGGATCAGGGCGCATCCCGCGACGCCAGGCCCGCAGGATATCCTCGGCCCCGTCAAAAGCGAGATCGAGGTCTGCGGTCAGATCGTCGGTGGCCCTGCCGTCGTTATCCGAGGCTGACCCGGAGATCGGCAAGGGCGTCGAGTTGCGCTCTGACATGGGTTTCCAGCACCCTCTGCAGGATCGCGGCCTCGATGATCACCGGTATTCCGGATTGTTTTTCCACCTCCGCTGCCACTTCGGCCGCCATCAACGCCGCCACTCTGCTGGGCCAGGTGACCCAAGTGTCGCGCTCTTGCCGCGCCAGCCGGAACACCAGCGTTTCCGCCCGCGCCCGGTCGACCAGCGTGCCCTTCTTCTTTTGGATCGCCAGCTGGCGTTCCTGGGCCTGATAGACCGTCAGCGCGGTGCGGGCTTTCAGATAAGACGAGCTGTCAGCTGGACCGCTGAACGCAGCATCGCCACCGGTGCTGCGCCGCTGCTGGTCGGGGTCGGTCATGTCGGCCCGGCGCACATCAGAGGCGGCTGCATTGATCGACCCGTCGCTATAGACAACCAGCCGACCGGCCTTGCGCGCCTTCTGGATCGCCCCTCGCGACAGACCGGAATGGGCGGAATACTCACGCTCGGACATACCTTCCATAGCGACTGGGTTGACCTCAAGGTATTGGAGTTAAATGGAAATATTTCTCTTATTCAGTTGATTACACTTCGCAGTAGAGCGATTCTCGGATCAGGAAATCACCCCGGATCGGAGATCAGACCATGACCACCATCACCACAATCCGCATCGATCATGATGCGCTGCCCGACCAGTTCGACCGCTCGCGCCCCGACGCTGTTGCCGAGGCCATCGAGGCTGCGCTGCGCGAGGACGGGATCACCGCAGAGGCCTCCGATGTGATCTCGCACATCAAGATCGAATTGCCGACTACGCAGCTGGCCGCTGCCAGCGCCGCGCTGGCCGATCTGCAGCTGATTTGAAGTCCGCAGTGCAATCAGAAAGCACTGATATTGCTTGGAATTGCCTGCGGTAATCGGCGCAACAAAGCGATTGTGATGACATGAAAACGATGCAACTCACCCAACGGAGCCACGCCATGACACGCCTCAACCCGATTACCACACCCCGCCACCAGCTGCGCGCCGAGAAGGCCCGTCGCAACCGCGAAGCCGCCTTGAGCGCCTTTACGGCCAAGAAGGCCGAGATCGATGAGATGCTCGCTCGCCTGCAGACGCTCAGCGACGATCATTTCAACTGCCATCCTGACGAGGTCGGCTGGGCGATGGTTGGCACCCTTGAGCACTACGCCGGTCTGCTCAAGCGCCTCACCGACAGCGCCTTTGGCGAGGGAGAGCATGCCGAATAAACCGACCACGCGCGATGACGCGGCCCGTCCATGCGGCGGGCTTGCCCCGGTAGAAGGCTGCGCAATGCCGCGCTGCCCGATCAGGCCGGAGGCTCAGATGCCCAAACTCACCGACACGCAATCCACTATCCTCAGCGCGGCCGCCCAGCGCGCCGACAATCTCGCAATGCCGCTGCCCAAGGGGCTGCATGGCGCCGCTGCGAAAAAGGTCATCACCATGATGATCGGGCGCGGCTGGCTCGAAGAGGTCGACGCCAACCTGCGCAAGGGCGAGCCACTCTGGCGCGAGACCGGCGATGGTCACGGTACCACGCTGGTCGTCACCGATGCGGGCCTGCTGGCTATCGGTGTAGAGCCGGTAGTGATCAAGACCATGTCCGCGATCCGCACGCATGCCGCCCAACCGCCTGCGCCCAAACTGCCGACACCGCGCTCGGGGACCAAACAGGCGCAGATCATCAGCCTGCTGGAGCGTCCGGAGGGCGTCACCATCGCTGAGATTGTCGCGGCAACTTCTTGGCAAGCTCATAGCGTGAGGGGCATGATTTCGGGGGCGCTGAAAAAGAAGCTGGGCCTGCCTGTCACCTCGGAGAAGGTCGACGGGCGTGGCACGGTACATCGTCTGAATGCCTTCTGACCATCTGAAATTCACCCCCAGCGCTGGAACAGCCTGCGCAACGCGAAGCTGCGCAGGAGCGATATGCCAACGAAAACAGCACCGATCATCAGGTTTTCGCCAAGATGCAGGTGCAGGCCGAACCATGGGAACACTACGATCTGGGCCACCACCGCCAGCGCGTAGCCGACGACGACATTCGTGACGGCCTCGACAAATGACATGCGTCGGGACTGTGTCATGCGCGTTTGAGCCGGGCCAGCGGCCAGTGCTCGATCCGGCCCGGCAACAGGGGCGCATTCATGCCGCCAGCCTCTTGGCCTTGAGGTCGGCGAAACTCTCGCCAGTTTCAGCCAGCTCGGCATTGGCACCGGTGAATTGCTGCCACCGCTCGATGGCCACATCGACGTAGGCCGGGTTCAACTCGATGCCAAAGCAGACTCGGCCTGTGGTTTCGGTTGCGATCAGGGTCGTGCCGGATCCCATGAAGGGTTCATACACCGCCTGACCGGGGCTCGAATTGTTCAGGATCGGGCGGCGCATGCATTCGACCGGCTTTTGCGTCCCGTGGACCGTGGCGGAGTCCTGGTCCTTGCCGGAAATGTGCCACAGCGTGGTCTGCTTCCGGTCGCCTGCCCAGTGGCCTTTGCCGGTCTTGCGGACGGCATACCAGCAGGGTTCGTGCTGCCAGTGATAGTCGCCCCGGCTGAGAACGAGGCGATCCTTGGCCCAGATGATCTGCGAGCGAACGGCAAATCCTGCCGCAATCAGGCTTTCAGCCACGGTCGAGGAATGCAGCGCGCCATGCCAGACATAGGCGACATCGCCGGGGAACAGCGCCCAAGCCTCGCGCCAGTCGGCGCGATCATCGTTCAGCACCTTGCCGGTGCGCTTGGTCTTTGCCGCCCCCGCTTGGTTGCGCCAGGATGGATCATACTCCACGCCGTAGGGCGGGTCCGTCACCATCAGCAGGGGCTGCACATCGCCTAGCAGCCGCCCGACCACATCGGCGGAGGTGCTGTCACCGCAGATCAGGCGGTGCGATCCCAGCTGCCAGAGGTCGCCCGCAACAGACACTGGTGTGACCGGCGGTTCGGGAATGTCATCCTCGCCCTCCACCGGCCCATCGCCGCCCAGCGCATCGGGATCACGCAGCAGAGCGTCCAGATCTTCGTCGGTAATCCCCAGCAGCGACAGGTCGAAGTCCTCGGCCAGCAGTCCCGCGATCTCGTCGCGCAACATCGCCTCGTCCCATTCGCCCAGCTCGGTCAGCTTGTTATCGGCGATGCGATAGGCGCGGCGTTCGGCCTCGTCGAGGTGGCCGAGGCGGATCACCGGCACGTCCTTCAGCCCCAACATGGTGGCCGCCAGCACCCGGCCATGACCGGCGATCAGCTCGCCATCGTCGGCCACCATGCAGGGCACGGTCCAGCCGAACTTTGCCATGCTGGCCGCGATCTTGGCCACCTGGTCGGTGCCGTGGATCTTGGCATTACGGGCATAAGGGCGCAGCCGGTCAATCGGCCAGGTTTCGATCTGGCTGGGAGCAAAGACCAGGTCCATGGGTGGCTCTCTCGGGCAGGCGGACATGCCGATGCGCACGGGCAGCATGGCCAGCGACAAGATCGGGGTCCGCGATGTTGGGGAAAACGAAAGCGCCCGCGAGGGGTTTCCTCCGGGCGCTCTACTTCGATGATCAAGGTATGAGTCAAGGGGGGCAGGTCTGTCAACAGAAAATCTTGCGTCGATTCAAGGCCTTCCCAGCGGGTGGCTTCCGGTGGCTCGCGTCTGGTGAGAACGGCGGTGCAAAACTCGGCCACGGTAGCGGCGGGATAGTCCTGCTGCGGGCGGTGTAAAAACCGGC